GAATTAGAAAACCCCACCTTAGAACAGGCAGGGTTTGTTTCTACATTAGTGGGAGCCGGAGCTGCTTGGTTTGGGTTATATGTGGGATCGGGACATAGAAAAAAGGATTAATAAAAAAAGCCCCTAAATAGGGGTTTTTTTTATGGGGCATGATACCTAGATTCGTTGGCCCATATCCACCAATCATGGTCTAATAAGGTATAACCTCTATTAATAAGACATATTGCGGTGCTTCTATTTTTTTCATTGATTACCAGTACTTCCTAGTCCCCCTCTTTTTAATGAGAGTTTTCTTTTCATTTCATCTGCCAAGCTTGCAGCTTTAGCCGTATCGTCTTGAATAGTAATTGTTTCTGAAACTGCATCTACATATGTGAAACTTACTTGTGGAATTTCCCTAAAACAGGCTTGAGCAATTCTATCTCCTGGTTGAATATGAAACCCGTCGTAAACATCACAATTATATAATATAACTTGAATCTCTTTACGATAACCAAAATCCACAGTTCCAGGAGTATTTAATACTGTAACCCCATGTTCTGCTGCTAACCCACTACGAGGTCTAATCTGCATTTCCCAATTTGGTTTACTAAATTCTACATGAATTCCTGTTGGAATTGTAGTATGCCCAGTGGGTAATAAAGTTATTGCTCTATCTATACAAGCTCGTAAATCAAAACCTGCATCATAAGGAAATTGTTGGTTTAATTCCCATTTAATTTTTAATGACTCCTCAAGTTGTTTAGCTAATTCTGTTTTTTGAATTTTAACTTCTAAATTCGGCATATTTGTTTAATCCTTTCCATACTTTTTCACCATCTTTTCCTGCCATAATTGCATTTCTATTATATTTTGTTAAATTAATCATTTGTTCATTACGTTCAAGTAATTTTTTACTTTGATTAAGATTTTGAATATATTTACTTTTTCCTCTAACTGGTAATGCTTTAATTAAATCTGTTAAATTTTGATATTTTTTAGCGAGTCCTTGTGCCCTTTTGGGACCAATTCCTTCTACTCCTATTATGGCATCACTTTTGTCTCCCTCAATATATCGAGATAACAAATATTCATTAGGAGTTATTTCAAAATTATCTTGTAAGTATTCTAAATCAATTTCTTTACGAGAGAAAATATTAAAAATACTAACATTCTCGTTTACTAATTGATATAAATCTCTATCACTGGAGATAATCCACGTATGTTCATACGATTCCGATAATTTAAGAGCTAAAAAAGTCATTAAATCATCTGCTTCAATACCACGATATTTATGTTTGTCATACGATAATTCATCGTAAATAGTATTAAGACAATCAAAAAATTCGTGGTATTTTTGTATCTCTTCTTCATCTGTGGGTTTTTTTCGTGTGCTTTTATAATCGTCAGAGATATTCATTCGGTAATAACTCTTACCAAAATCAAAACATACTATAACTCTACTAGCTTTATAGCTGTTTCCTAAACTTTCAATAGTTCTAACATAATCTTCTTCAAAGTGGTTATAATTTCTACGCTGTATCCAACGATATGCTAAATTATTTCCATCGATAATTAAAAGATTGTTCTTTTCTCCTAACTGATCTTGCACAGCGGCTAGATCATTCCAGCCTTTAGCATCAGTCATTATTTAACCTTTCATTTTTATTATTATACCATGAGTTATGGCATTAGTCTACCTTTAAGTTAAGTAACTAACCCATTATGATATACAGTTTTTCCATTTTCTTTATTAGCTGTTAATACTTGTTTACGATTTTTTTCTCTACTATAGGAGCAATGAATCCATCCTGAGTTTTGATCTCCTGAAGTATAAAATTCTAAAATGAGTTGATCGAATTCGGGAATAAAACTTTGTATCCATTCTGCTAATTCATAATTATCTAACCCTGTGATTTCAAAATCAGCGGCTTCTCCTTTAGAATGTTGAGATTTACTTGAACCTCCAATAGCTGCATTTAACTTTGCACTTCGATATCCAGAAGTAACTTGAATTGGTTGACCTTTAGAGTCACGAATAGGCTGTAGAACATTTTCTACTAAGGCTTTTAGATTTTCTAAATGCTCCTCAGTAGGTTGATTGGATATTCCTTGCCTAGTAGCTGTTTGACTCTTAGTTAACTCATTTAATGAAAAATTTTCTGATAATTTCATTTTAATTTCCTTTCTTGTATTCCATAATCCAGTCTTTTAATAACCCCATTTTGAAATAAAATTCAAAACATTTAATTTCTATTTGATTTTCAATAGTTAGTTCATCACTCCAACAAACATAATCTTTTGACCTATTCCACCTATAGATCAATAATGGTTTCTTTTTCATTACTTCAGCTTCTCTAATACATTGTGCCCAGAATTCGTAAAGATCAGAGGATTTTGCTGTTAATAATCCATTCCAATTTACCATTTTATAATGTTTACATTCAATACAATAGGGCCACCCTGCAGTATCAAAGGGAGTCCATAAATCCCCTTTTAAATACTCGAGTGACCCACTTAAAGGCATCCGTTTAAATTCAATATCTAATTCTGCGGTTAATAAATCACGTATTTTTGCTTCATATGCTGATCCTTTAATTTTACTTCGGTTCACCATTATTTTGATCTTTCTTTTTAAAGAACTTAACTAAGTCAGTATACCCTCCGATATGGATACCGTTAAGCACTATTTGAGGAACTTGTTTAAATATAACCCCTAATTCTTCAACCGCTTCTCCTTTGGTAATTTCCACCCCTATAACTAATTCTTGGAAAGTAATTTTTCGTTCAGTTAAAACTTGTTTAGCTAACTCACAATAAGGACACAGTGGTGCCGTATAGATAATTGCTGACATTTTAATGTGACCTCTCCCCATTGAAAACGCATATAAATTCTATCGGCTTTCCAGTTTTATTATGAACTCGGTGAAAGTCATTATCTTCAATTAGAACTATTGACCCAGTAGTAACTTTTTTTATTGTCTGAGTGTTTTCATGTTCAATTTCCATAAGAGCATCTCCTTTAATAAATATATATACTTCTTCTTGCCCTTTATGTCTGTGACCTGTAGTACTTTTATAAGGTTTTAATATAGTTTTACTTACAATTAATTGATGTAAATTAGTATTATCATAGACTTCATATATATCATCTTCCTTAGCTAATTCACCTTTAATATTCCAGTTATTATAAAAATATGACATTATTTTATAAACTAATTCCTTTAAATGTATCATTTGTAATATCTTGTTTAATTCCGCCAATAACGTAAGATTCAATTTCTGTTTCTTGTGGTGCATTTTGTAACTCTCGGGAATTCAACCAATGTTGAGTCCATGGAAGAGGGTCATTTCTAACTGAAATATTATAAATTGGTTTTAAATTAATTGCTTTCATTCTTTTATTAGCTATCCATTCGACATAATCACTTAAAAGTTTATCATTTAACCCTATCATTGAACCATCTTTAAAAAGATATTCAATCCATCTTTTCTCTTCTTTTACTGCATCATCGTACATAGTATATACCATGTCTTTTTCTTCTTCGATTACTTCTAACATTTCTTCATCATTTTCATTTGTTCTATAGTTTTTAATTATATGTTGTGTAATAGATAAGTGTTGAGATTCATCTCTTGCTATAAAAGATATAATTTTAGCAGATCCTTCCATTAATCGTAATTCTCCAAAGGCAAATGTACACGCAAATGATACGTAAAATCTAATTCCTTCTAAAATATTAACATTAATTAACGCTCTCCAGAGTTTTCGTTTAAGAGTTTTAGTGTCTGTTTCTAGTCCTAGTTGATACCTATGTGCAAAGTTAATGAAATCATCATATGCTGTGGTAACAGATGCTGCTCGTTCTAAAATCATTTCATTTTCTAAAATAGTATCAAATATTTCAGAGGGGTCAGGATAAAGATTTTTTATCATATATGTGTAAGAACGTGAGTGTAGTGTTTCAAAGAAATCCCATACAACAATACAAGCCTCCAACTCTGGTAGTGAACAATATGGTAAAAATGCAAAAGCAGGTCCTCTTCCTTGAACTGAATCAAGAAGTATTTGATATTTTAAATTTGATGTAAAGATAAATTTTTGTTCTGGTTGTAACTCATTAAAATCGTTTCTATCTTTTTGAAGAGAAACTTCCTCTGGCCTCCAAAAATAACTTAATTGACTTTGAGTGAGTTTATCAAAAATTGGATATTTAAAATTATCATATCGTTGTGAATTTAATTGTTCTCCGAAAAACATTGGCTGTTTTGTAAAGTCAACAGGATTTGGATTAAAAACAGTTTTCATATCGTGCAACTTTCACAATTTTCGGAAGGTACAACTATTGTTTCCATGTCAAATTCATCCTCGTCTTCATCTTTTTTAGAATCATAAGTATTTTGATAATATGAAGTTTTCCATCCATATTTATATGTATTAACTAAATCTGTTGCCATTGTACTCAGCGGAATCTCATTATTTTCATAATGTTCTGGATTATAACTCCAGTTACCACTAATAGCTTGATCAAAATACTTTTGTATTGCGGCTACAATTTTATTATATCCTTCATTAGTTTTCATATCCCATAACAATGTATAATAACTTCTCAAGTGATAATAGCCCGGAACAATCTGTTTAAGAGGCCCCTTTTTCGATTTCTTAACTGACAAGAACCCCCGTGGTGGTTCGATTCCGTTTGTGGCGTTCGACACAACCGAACTGCTCTCCGATGGCATTTGTGTGGACAGTGTACTGTGCCGTAGTCCGTGGTTTCTAATGCTCTCGCGTAAACTATTCCAATCATAATTTAACTCCGGTGATAGAAATTCATCAATTTCTTTTTTATATGTGTCAATAGGTAATATTCCTTTTGCGTATTTTGTTTGATTAAAGGCTTTACATGGTCCTTTTTCTTTGGCTAATTCCATACTACTTTTTAATAGATTGTACTGAAAAGCTTCTGTTAGTTCATTTACTAATTGCCATGCATGTGGGTCGTCGTATTTAACTTTATTTTTAGCAAGATAATGTGCTAGTCCTATATAACCAATTCCAAGACTACGTCGAGCTTTTGTTGATTCTTCTGCTGCTTTAACTGGGTAATCTTGATAATCAATAATTTCCTCTAAAGATCTAACTGCTAAATCGCAAAGTTCTTCTAAATCTTCTAAAGAACTTAATTTACCAATATTAATAGCTGATAAAATACATAAAGCAATTTCTCCATTAGAATCATCAATGTGTTGAATCGGTTTTGTTGGAAGAGTAATTTCTTGACATAAGTTACTCATATATACCTTATCTGTAAATGAACTATGCTCATTTACATGATCAATATTCATAATATAGATACGCCCAGTTTCGGCTCTCTCTTTAAGGATTGTCATAAATAGTTCTCTTGCAGAGATTGTTTTTTTATCTATACTTTTATCTTTTTCATATTTTTTGTAGAGAGTATCAAATGTTTCATTGTAACCAAACGTTTTATATAATTCTGGAACATCATGTGGACTAAAAAGTGTTATTTCTTTATCTTCAATAAATCTTTCATAAAATAATTTAGAAAGTTGAATTGAATAATCCATTCTTCTTACTCTATTATCTTCAGTTCCTTTATTATTTTTTAGAACAATAATATCTTCTATTTCTTTATGCCAAATAGGAAAATGAACAGTAGCATTACCACCTCTTACTCCATTTTGTGTACAACAACGAACTGTTGATTCAAACTTTTTAAGAAAAGGAATAACACCAGTATGCTGGACTTCACCATCTCTAATTTTAGAGTTTATAGCTCGAATTCGGCCAGCGTTAATTCCTATACCTGCTCGTTGAGCTGTGTAATATCCAATAGCACTATCACTACTAAATATACTTGATAAAGTATCATCAACGTCTACTAATACACAACTTGCATATTGTTTAATTGGAGTTCTAACTCCCGACATTACTGGAGTTGGTATATTAATTTTAAAAGTTGAAATAGCATCATAATATCTTTTTATTAAATTTAATCTAGTTTCTTTAGAATAATTGCAAAATAAAGTAACTGCAATCATCATATACATATATTGAGGAGTTTCATAAATTTGTCCTGATGATCTATCTTGAACTAGGTATTTATCCATGACCTGTCTTAGACCAGCGTAAGTAAAATCAAAATCTCTCTTGTGTTTGATATATAAATCAATTTTTTCTAATTCTTTTGTAGAATACCATTGACTTATATTTTTATCATAAACTCCTAATTTAATATTCTTCTCAATTAATTCATTTAAGGGAATATATTCAAATTGTCCAAATACTTCTTTTCGTAAACCAAATAAAAGTAGACGCGCAGCAACATATTGATAATTTAGATTTTCTAAATCAATCAAATCTGCGGCACTTCTTACAAGAATTTGCTGAATATCGCTTGTTTTAATTCCATCGTAAAATTGAATATCACTATTCATTTCTACTTGGGACGCACTGACGCCACTTAAATCTTCACACGCTTCGCTAGTCATCACATGAATTTTTTCTAAATGAATTAATTCTTTGTGACCGTTTCTTTTAATAACGTGTATAGCTTTTTCTGTCATTTGTAATCCTTACTCTAAACAACTAATGTTGTTATCTTTTATAATAGTGATTTTATCAATTAATGGGTGTGTAAAATCATGGGAAATAAGAAAAATATTTAAATTATCTTCTTCTTGTAAGATATCAATTAATTTTTCTTTTCCAGCCTCGTCTAAAACACCTGTAATTTCATCTAAGAATAGAAGATTTATATAATTTCCTCCAATTTTAGATAAAACATTACGAATTGCTAATAAAATAGCAGTTTGAATTCTACTAAATTCTCCTCCAGAAACTGTTTCTATTGGTGATTCCTGACCATTATTAACGACTACAATATTTAACTTTTCTCCAGTTAAACGAAAAATAACTTGAAACTGCCCATCTGATAAATCTGATAGATAATCGTTGATAACAGCTTCAAGTTCTTTAGTTAAGTTCTCAAGTTTAAATGCTACAATTCCAGTTGTACTAAATGCTTTTCGTAATATATTAAGATTTTTAATTTTTGATTTAAGATTAATTATATCATTACTTAATAGCTCTTGTCTAGCTAAAAAATATCTTTTTTGTTCAATTAGGGTGTCTACTTTAGTATTGTGAGTTTTTATTTTTTCATTATATTCAATAGATTCTTTTCTTTGAGTTTCTTGAATTTTTAACTCATCTTGTAATATTTGTACTTCATTTTTTAATGTATTAAAATCAGGATATTCTGTAGGTATAGTGATATCTATAAACTGGCTAAGTTGTTCAAATTTTTCAATAGCCTTTTTATTGTTTTCCCAGTGTTTGATCTTATTTTCGTATTCTTTAATATTACCCTCTATTTGAAGTAAATTCAGTGTTAAATCAGACTTTTTTGATTTACTTTTAAATAAATCTTCTTCTAAGTTATCTTTTAAATGAATTGATTGTGTATTATCGATTGATTGCCCACAAGTATAGCATTTGTCTGTTATATCTAAATTAGATAATGACTTTTTTATATTTTTTTGATGTATAGAAAGTGACCTTACTTCTTCATTTATTTCTTGCTGTTGCTGATATATGTGGTTAATCTTAGTCGGTTCTGATAAAGAAATATCAAAATTTAATTCTTTACGTTCTCCAATATATAAATTATTTTTATCAATTCTCTTACATAAAGATTCATATTCAGTAATTTTATTTTGTGCACTAGCTAATTGATTTCTTTTTTCTTCATCAACTATAGGTACTTCAATTAAAGACTTTTTATCTTCTATGAGAACATCATTTAAAAAATCTTTTACACTTTTTAATTCTCCATCTAATTTAAAAGACTCTTTTTCCGATTCTGAAAGTTTTAATTTGATTACTTCCCCAATATTTGGATATTTTTCAAGGTTAAATAAGTTGATTAAAAACTTTTTTCTATTGGTATCGGTAGCTTTAAGAAAGTCTAATAAATCAGTACTACTTTGATAGGTAAGTTGTGAAAATATTTCAAAATCGAGACCAATAAGTTCTTGTATTTTTTTATAAGTATCTGGAATTTTATGTTCAGTTAAATCTATTGTTTTTGTATCGGTTTGTTCAAACAGTTTTACTTTGCTTTGATTCTTAGTTCTTTTAACTTCAACGACATAATTTTTATTTTCAACTGTAAAGTCTAGTTTTCCTGACCAAGTATCTTCTTTTACATATCGATTAAGAATATCTGCCTTTTTTATACCTTTAATATTTTTACTATAGAGTAATTCTTGCAAGACAAGAGCGATAGAAGATTTTCCACTTCCATTTGGGGCAGTTAATTGTGTTATTTTATTAGAACTTAGGTCAATTTCATTATTTTGACCATAACTAAACATATTATTGATAGAAAGTTTATTTAAAGTAATCATTGAATGTTTAACTCTTGAAATTCTGTTATTACCGCATTGGTATCATCTACTTTAATATATTCTAAATAAGCTTTTAATTCTTCTATTAGAGATAAATCTTTTAATTCTAATTTAGAGGATTCTTCTGGTTTAAAAGCTATTTTTTTATCTAATTGATCATGATTAGAAATTTTTGATAATTCGTCAATACTTCCTGTAATTTCATAGATAACATGATGATAATCATCTTTTTGCATAGATTCATCTGCTTTAATAGTTCTACGAAGAAGTTTAGGTAATTTTAAATCAATAAAATCAACAGAATAATCATTAATTGTATTAAAATTTATAATATCTACTCCATATTGTCTTTTTTCGTCTCTGTCAAAAGACACATTTAGAGGGCTACCAGGATAGTAAGCTGGATAATCCAAGTAACGATGATTAAAGTGTAAATCGCCCAAAAGTATGAGTTTCCAGGGACGAAGCTTTTCAAAATCGTACTCAGGAGTGATGTGCGGAGGTACTTCTCCTCTAATATGCGTAACCAAGATATCATTTGGCATAGGCTTAGGCAAATTATTTGTCTGCATTTCTCCATAAGGAAAGAATTGAAATCCTTGACTGAGAATGTCTTTACGGATATTTTGAGTAATAATTTCCACATTTGAATTTTTAATAGCATTATCTTCATGGAAATGCGATAAAAAAGTATAACCCTTTTTAGTTGCTTCATGATTTCCTGGTATGATAAATGTGGGAATCGAGGTTGAATTGATATAACTTAAAAATAAACATATTTCATCTGGTTCGGGTTTTTTATCAAACACGTCTCCTGCAATAATATGAATATCACAATCTTGTTCTAATTCATATAATTTTTTGTAAAATAATCTAAAGCGATTAGCTTGCCAATCGCTTGGAATTTTTTTCTTATGAAGAGCAATATGCCAGTCTGCGGAAAGTAAAATTTTCATAATTCTAATTCTAGAAGCAACTCTGATGTATTAAAGTTAGCATGTTCGTGGGATTCATGCTCATGTACAAAACGGTATCCTAAAAATTCGGGGTAATCTTTCCAAAGAGCTTCTAAGTTATTTGTTTTTGGAAAATCTTCGTCACCTGTCCAATAATCATCGTTTACAAAAAAAGCGTTAACTCCATTAGAATGAACTAAAGAATAAGATTTTGACCGTGCAAGATTGTAAAATGCTTTTAAACTCGCCCCATGATAAATGTTATAAGGGCCAGCATCCCAAAAATTAGGATCGTATTGAATAACTTGGTCAACATTAACAGCTAAACAAGCATTATACTCACAGACAAAAGCCCTAACTTCATAATAGTTTAAAATTTCATTAAGTATATACCAATCTATTCCATCAATATCAAGAGAAAAATAGTCAAATTTATAAGGTACTTGATAAGATTGTAAAATTGAAATAATATTCTCTTTATTAACCATATGCTTATGAAGATTGATTAGTGGGTTCTCATATTTGGCATCAATTTGTATTCCTGTCCACCCACGTTGTTCTCTTAGAAATCGTGTATTACACTCACTACCGTCTTGAGTCCCAATTTCAATAAAATATTTATTATCTGTACCTATTTTTGTAAAAATATAATCTGTTATTCCATCTTCTCCAAATTGAGAGAATACTTTATTTTCATATTTATCTAACATATTATTGTGGTTTTGGACCGTTTACGGCTCCCCAATTAAATATTTTATTAACATCACCTTCAAAAGTATAACTACCTACATGATTAAGTTTTGTATTGGGGTCAAGCCAAATTGAACCCCCTATTTTTTGCCATCGACGACAAAATGTATAATCTTCAGATAGATATCTATTATCATCAGGATCGTGAATGGTATCAAAAAATGAATAACAATATTGATTAAATTTAGGGTCAATACTACTATCATTTAAATAAAATAATTCTGGGTATCCTTCAATCATTTTATCTACTACTTCACGTTTCATTAACCAGAATCCAGTACTAGCATCAAGTACTTCGACTGCTCCCATATCAACTTTTACTTGAGTTTTTTCTTTATCAGCAAATTTTAAATTAATAGCATAGTCTACTGGTAAAGTTTTCTTGGGATAGGCTCCTGTAATTAACTCTTTATCCATAGCTAACATTCGTATCACTGACTCTGGTTCAAATTCAATATCAGCATCAATGAACATTAAATGAGTGCATTCTTTAGCTTCTAAAAACATAGCATTTAGAATATTACGTGCTCTTGGAACTAAACTTTCGTTTCTAAGAGTTGTAATTCGAAAATTAATATTATACTTAATAAGCTCTTGAGTTAGCCTAAACATGCTTAAAAAGTATTGGTCGGTAATTTGACCTCCATAACAGGGAGTGGCAAAAAAGATATTATTTTTTCTAATAATATCCATATCAATAACAACTTGCCCATTTTCAATTTTTTTAAATGCTCCGCCTACTGGTTGTTCAATTACGGGAGCAGTAGGTATAGCAGCAGTTGGGGAGGTCGTAGCCTCCCCAATTTCTTGTGCTTGCCCAGTAGCTTGTGCTAACTCATTGAGCTTATATTTTTTCATTTAATCTAGATCCTCTGCGGTTTCAGTTGGCACAAAATCGTCTCCTGTAGAGGAGGCAAAAAGTGCAGTATTTTCGAGCATCCACTTTTTTTGCTCTTCATAAGTTTGTCGCTTATAAATACGACCAAGATCAAATAATTCGGCTTTTTGTTCCTCTTCGGTAAGAGCCGTGCTTGCTCTTGCAGGTAAACAAGTATACTTAACATTTTGAGGAAGTGGACCTGTTTTTTCTTTCTTTATTGTAATGTCATAACCAGTTTCGGGGTGTGCGGGATTCCCATATTCTGGATTAGACGCAAAATCTACAATTTGACGATAAATAGTGCTTTTCAAGTCAAAAATCTTAATTTGACCATCATTTCTATCAATTATGTTACAGATATATGCAAATTGCGGTTTGTCACTAAAAACATCCGCTCCTAATTCTTTAAAAGGATCTTCATTAGTGTCTACAAATTTTTCTTCTTCGCGTACAAATCGTAGACACTCTAAAGGCATTCTTTTTCCTTCTGTAGTAGTAATCCAGTAAACATAGCGAGGCATTACTTCCCCTACCAGTCTAACTTTAGTTTCCCCAATGGGGAGAGTTAATCGTTGAATTTCTCGTCGTTCTCCGCCACCTTGTGACGGTGCTTTAGCTTTATCCCAAGCTACCATAGTATTTCTCCTATTCTAAAATGAATTCCAATTTATCAGTTCGTTCTTTGACGAATGTATTTTTCCAATGTTTGGAAGATACATAATTCTTTGGAATGTAATGGTTTGTGTTGGTTATTGAGCGTTTACTCAATAAATAAAGATATTCTACTTTATTATTAGGGTTTATTGTAGTAAATAAAAATTCCTTATCTTTAAAGTAGCTTTGTTTATCTTTACATTTATAAGCACTAAAAATAGAATTATTTTTTAATGCCTTTAATTTGCGAGTTCTAAATAATTGAAAGTCTATTTTATTAATAAAAAGTTTCTTCATTAATTGTTGACTTGAACTAGCAATAATATTATTATAACCTATAGTTAGAGCATGTGTCAATATCAAGATTGATTCAGGTTGCCCTTCACTGTCTACCCATAATTCTTTCCAATTAAAATAATACATAATTTAGTAATAAGGATCAACTTCCGAATCTGGGTCATCTATTCCTTCTACTAATTTTACTTCTGGAAAATAATGTTTAACCATATTTTCTACACCCATTTTTAATGTTGCACTTGACATAGAGCATCCACTACAAGCTCCTCTTAAGAATAAATACAGAATTCCATTATCTGCATCCCATTCTCTAAATTCTATGCGCCCTCCATGCATAGCAACTTGAGGATTAATCTTAGATTCAAGTAAAATTTCTATTTCTTTTTCTAGTGAAGATTTCTTTTTTTTTTTCAATAAATTCATAATATAAATCCTTTTTCTTGATACCAGTTTAAGCGATTAAGTTGTTGTTTGTGTACAATTGCCCCTCGTAACTGAAAATCTCTTATTAGAGGATGTTTTTTATCTGGATGTTCTCTTAAAATACGCCCTATACGTTGTTCTAATTTAATAGGATTATTACTTGGGCAAGTTAAGTATAAAGTATCGAGTCTGTGACAACTTATTCCTTCATCAAAAATTTTAGTTGAAAGAATAGCTTTATATTTAGTTCCCGCATTTTTTAAAATATCTTTTCTATCTTCTTCTTTAGTTTCCCCAATTAATAAAACACTTCCTTTAATTAGCTTTTGCAAATTTTTTAGCATATTTACTCGTTCTGATAAAATTAACGGACATCTTCCATTAGCAATATCTTGGGTAGCAACCTCACTAATAAGATTTACATATTCATTTCTTTCGGTAAGTTTATTTAGTTGCCGACTCCAATCTCTTTTCGGGTCGAGAACATTGAAAGGAATATCGGTATTTACTAATTCTACTAAAGGATTATCTTTTTTAATTAAATCTTGAGCATAAATAATAAATGGAGTAAAATAGTCTTTTAAAACAATATGTTTTCCATCTTTTCTTTTGGGTGTAGCAGTAATAGCTATTTTAATTTTACAATTAATATTATTAAGAGCGGTGGAAAATAATTCAGCAGGACATAAGTGAGCTTCATCAACCATAATCATACTAAATTTATTATTTAATAATGCTAAATTATTATAAACGCTTTTATAAATTCCTACTGTAATCTCTTGAAGATTAAACTCCCCATCACCCACTGTTCCTATAGGAATATTAGGTAATTGTTTTTGTAATTCTTCTTGCCATTGTTTAAATAAGAGTTTGGTGTGAACCATGATTAAGGTAGGTAAATTAGCTCTAGCTATTATGTTACATCCTACATATGTTTTGCCCCATCCACAAGGAGCTTGAAAGAGTCCACTTGTTATTCGTCCTTTTCGTTTAAAAAATGCGTCAGATACTTTTTGTTGCTCTGGTCTAAGCTGACCTTTAAAATTAAATTCAGTTTCCGATTCTTTAAAATTACGTTGGTCATCATATTGTATTAAATTTAATTTGTGGTAAGCGTTACTTGGGATAGTGTATAGTTCACTTTCTTTGTCATAATCAAACCATTCAAATATGTCTTTGTCAATAATTTCTCTAAATTGAGACTCAAAACGTGCAGGATCACTTATATCTTTCTTAAAGATATACATTTTATCTTGTAAAATTGCGTTTTGAATTTTTATTTTATCAATCATGTTCTAAAAATTGTCGTAATAGGGCTTTTCTTACTAATAAACCATTTTTAATTTGTTGGAAATATTTTGCACGAGGGTCACTATCGAATGCAATAGGTAATTCTTTTCTTCGTGGTAGAGGATGAAGTACAAGAGCTGTATTAGGTAGCTTATTTAATTCTGATAAAGAAAGTTTATACTCTTCTTTTGACCCTCTTTCTTCTTGAACTCTTGTCACATACAAAACATCCGTTGTAGATGCATAAGGTTCGAATTGAGTTGCTTCACAATCTGTAGGTTTCAAGTATTCATCAGGTAATTTTAAACTAGGAGGGCTAATTAAATTAATTTGAACATTAAATAATCTTAAAACTTTAACTAAACTATGGATAGTACGTCCATTTTTTAAATCTCCCATTAAAGTAATAGTTAATCCATCAATATTAAGTTTTTCTTTCCAAATAGTATATAAATCTAACAGTGTTTGGGTAGGGTGTTCCCCTATTCCATCTCCTGCATTAATAATAGGAACTTGGGATACTGAGGCAGCTTTTTTTGACGCGCCTTTTTCTCCATGACGTAGAACAATTAAATCAACATAACTACCTATGGTTCTAATAGTGTCTTCTAATGTTTCCCCTTTAGTTACACTTGAATAGGTAACTTCATTAATAGGTAAAACAGAATATCCTAATTGAGTGGCTGCACTATGAAAGCTAGCGCTTGTTCTGGTTGATGGTTCATAAAATAAAGTAGCAATTTGACCTTTTTTATAATAACTTGTTTCTATAAATCCATATTCTTCTCTAGCTACATTTTCAAAAAGAGAATGTAACATGTCATAGTTATACTGATCTATAGAAAGCAAATGATTCATTTTATAGGCCAGACATAGGGTAAAAATGTTTGCATTATATTTTAATTTCCGTTATATGTTTATGTTCGTGTGTAAATTCTCTAACATACCATGTATGATTTATATTAACTAATAACGCATATAAATCTTGAGATTTAAAGTCGTCAATCATATAAGGAATTTCAAAAGGATAGGAAATTCCGTCAATCCATAGTAAATTATCGTTTTTCTTTTTAACTTGTGCTATTTGAGCTTTAAATTTTTGTTTACGACCTAAATTAAAACTTTTTCCGTCTGAATCTAATCCCCATTTTATTTTATCAATTGATTTAATAAGTTGAGATAAGGAAGTAAATGTAGAGTCAAAGACTATTCTAGTCTGAGGATGTATAGCATCTAGTTCTAATAATCTTTCTGCATACTTTTTTCCTACCAAAGAGATATCATCTAAGATATATGTTTTACCGTATTTAAATTTAGTTAAAATA